GTGCCCCGGAATGGTCCCCTAAGTGAGCTTTTATAAAGACCGTGGCATGAAGATAGCGTTATTTGTGCATCAACCTAAATGTTCAATAGAGTCTGGGAACGGTATTCTCGAAGCACTTCAACCATATCATAAATTTAAATTATTCACTAAATGGGATCTTGACGATAACTTTTTTGATGATGTTGATATGATTGCTATTCCAGGAGGTTTTGGAGATAGCGAAAGTTGGCATTATCTAATGCGTAATCATACGACCCGTATAAAAAAGTTTATTCAAGACGGTGGAAAATATCTAGGAATATGTATGGGAGCATATTGGGCAGGCAAACACTATTTTGATATTTTAGATAATGTTGACGCTGTTCAATATATCACTCGTCCAAACACCGACACCCGTAGACCACATGCAAAAGCAATTAATATTAATTGGTTAGGACAACAAGAACGCATGTATTTCTATGATGGATGCGCATTGATCGGTGATAATAAAAAATTTCAAACAATAGCAACATACGCCAATGGAGATCCTATGGCTATTATTCAAAATAATATAGGATTAATAGGTTGCCACCCTGAAAGTCAACTTAATTGGTATACAGAACATTATAGTTGGATGAAACCGCATTATCATCAAGGAAAACACTATAAATTGCTGTTAGATTTTGTTGATCAGTTAGATACCTAAAAGGTCTTAATGGGCCATAAATACTGGATCACAGAAGGAGGATCCAAATGGACCAACGTACACAGAGACAGCAAGAACTACAACAAGATTGGGCCACAAACCCAAGATGGAACGGTATTAAACGACCTTACACAGCAGAGGATGTAGTACGCCTACAAGGCAGCAAAATACATCCGAGCCAGTTCGCTGTTGAACAAGCAAACAAATTATTTAAACTTCTTCACACAGAAGATTATATTAATACACTTGGTGCCTTAACAGGTATGCAAGCATTACAACAAGTTAAAGCAGGATTAAAAGCAATTTATCTATCAGGATGGCAGGTAGCAGGCGATGCTAATTTAGCAGGAGAAATGTACCCTGATCAAAGTTTGTATCCAGCTAACTCGGTCCCGTCAGTAGTTCGTAAGATTAATAATACATTTCGAAGAGCAGACCAGATTGCTTGGAGCGAAGGCAAAGAACAAGATTTTTATGCTCCAATAATTGCCGATGCCGAAGCTGGGTTTGGCGGAGTGTTAAATGCATTTGAATTAATGAAAGCTATGATCGAAGCCGGTGCAGCCGGTGTACATTTTGAAGATCAGTTAGCCTCAGTAAAAAAATGCGGACATATGGGAGGAAAAGTACTTGTACCAACAAGAGAAGCTATTAACAAATTGGTTGCTGCTCGTCTTGCTGCTGATGTCATGGGCGTGCCTACTTTGGTTATTGCCCGTACTGATGCCGAAGCAGGCGATCTTATCACTAGTGATGTTGATGATAATGATCGTCCTTTCCTTACTGGCGAAAGAACCGTTGAAGGATTTTATCGTACAAAGAACGGATTTGAACAAGCAGTCTCAAGAGCCGTTGCCTACGCACCCTACGCCGATCTTGTATGGTGTGAAACAGGGAAACCTGATCTTGATTTCGCAAGAAGATTTGCAGAAGAAGTACACAAACACCATCCAGGTAAAATGTTAGCCTACAACTGCTCGCCATCATTTAACTGGAAGAAGAACCTAGACGATGCAACCATTGCAAAGTTTCAACGCGAATTAGGTGCGATGGGTTATAAGTTTCAATTTATTACTCTTGCCGGATTCCATAATTTAAACAACGGTATGTTTGAATTAGCACATGGATATGCCCGAGAAGGAATGACCGCTTTTGTAAAAATGCAAGAGCAAGAATTTGCAAATCAGGCATTAGGGTTTGAGGCAGTAAAACATCAAAGAGAAGTAGGAACAGGATATTTTGATCGTGTTACTACAACCATCGAAGCAGATGCTTCTACTCAAGCACTAGTTGGTAGCACAGAGGAAGAACAATTTCATTAATGTATGATAGTATATATTCATGGTGCAAGTGCAACTGCCGCAAGTTTTACGCACATTAGACAATATGTTAGAGACACATTTGAAGAACCCGACATCATGCTTGAATATAAGAGTGATGACGGGTTTATGCACAACCTTAATCAAATGAAAGGTCAACTCGACGATGCTGACCGATTGTTCTTTATTAGCCATAGTCTAGGTGGTATCTATTCTTTGTATTTGGCTAATCATTATAAAGAAACTACACACGGCGGTGTAAGTTTAAGCACACCCTACGGTGGAAGTAAAGAAGCAGATTTTGCTCGTTACTTCCTGCCTTTTAATAGGCTAATGAAAGATGTAGGCACCATGAGTAAACCAATGATAGTGGCTAGAGATTTACCTGCCCCACCAAATTGGACTCAGGTTGTTACCACGGTTGGTCAGAGTCCTTGGATACATGAGCCCAATGACGGGGTAGTTACTCTAGAGAGTATGCGTTACAGACAAGACTTTGAACAAATTGAAGTCCCTTTAAATCATTATGAAGTTGTTATTAGTGATCAAGTAGTTAACATTATCCTAGACAGGATAGGGAAATTTTTATGATAGAATTTATATATACTCTGGTAATGGTACAAATTACCATTGCCTGTGTTACTCTATATTTGCATAGAGGTCAAACACATCGAGCAGTACAATTTCATCCTTGGGTTGAACACTTTATGCGTTTTTGGTTATGGTTAACTACAGGAATGATCACAAAAGAATGGGTAGCAATACATAGAAAACATCATCAATATGCAGATAAAGAAGGTGATCCTCATAGCCCTTTAATTTTTGGAATTAAAAATATAGTGTTCAACGGAGTACGGTATTACGGAATAGCCAGTAAAGACAGAGATATGATCGATAAACTTGGCATTGGTACTCCAGATGATTGGATTGAACGCAATGTTTATACTCCCCACCCCCTAGCAGGAATTCTTTTAATGTTGGTCATAGACCTTGTTCTTTTTGGTCTTGTTGGGGTAGTAGTGTGGGGAGTTCAAATGATATGGATTCCTTTCTTTGCAGCAGGAGTTGTGAACGGAATAGGACATTGGTGGGGGTATCGTAATTATGATGTCAAGGACAATAGCAGAAATATTTTTCCTATTGGATTTTTAATTGGCGGTGAAGAATTACATAACAACCACCACGGAGATGGCGCTAACCCTAAACTGAGTCGCAAGTGGTTTGAGTTTGATATAGGTTGGTTGTATATTAAAATTCTTGAAAAATTAAACTTAGCAAAAATTAGATCATAATGAAAGGGCCCCGAAGGGCCCTTTCTTTCTAGTACATAATTATATAATACCGCTATGCGGTGGACTATATTATTTCTTCGCGCCTGTATTTACAAAAGAATACATCTTTTCAGCAGCTTCTAGAACTTTTTCAATTCCAGGAAACTCAGGCATATTAACTTTAGTAATAACTTTACCTTCTTTATCACGTTCAACGGTAGCTTCCCAACCCAAATATTTATAGTGGAAGTCTTGACCAACCAAGTCCTTAGCCATAGCTAAAACTTCTGTTCTAATCTCGTAACCGTTTTTATTAAATTTAACTTCTGGTGCTTTAACCATTTCATTTAATCCGTTATTTGTCATTTTATTTTTCCTCTGTGTGTGTTAAAAAATTACTTGCTTTTTTTTGCGTAAACTGCATCAGATGCGTTTTTAACAAATGCTTCTGCAATTGAAAGAGTAGTTTTAACCTGACCCTTAGCAAATTCAGTTTGTGCATCTACTAATTTGATAAGTTCTGCTTTGAAAGATTCATTGTTAACGACAAAAGTGTTAACAAATTGCTTTTTAGCGTTTTGAACGCTGTCGATGATAAAGTCTGCTGTAAACATAATTTTTCTCCTTGTGTGTGTATGTTTTACGATTACTCAGCAACCTGCTTTGTAATCTTTATTATATATCTCTTTTACTAAAAATTCAACGGAAATACGAACATTCGAGTAAATTTCCTTTGTTTAGTTTTTAATAATATCCGCCGTTTCTATAGCCTTTACGATTTCGATATTCGTGCAATGATTCTGCACAAGCTATTAAAAAATTCCAAGTTGATTTGATCAATTTCATAGATATTGCTCCTTGCTGTTATAGCTGAATTCACGTATGTAGTTTTCTAACTGAGCGGCATCGGTAATGCCTTTGGTACTTAGATATTGATCTAAGCGGCTTTGATAAGAGCTATCTGGGAACATCTCTGCTAGTCGCTCTAAAATGGCTAGCATCTTTCTTGATAAGATTTTCATCTGTCTATCCTCTGTAAGTGTGTGTAGCAACTCATGGTTTCTACTAATATATTTAGCAATTATATGCTGCACCCGCACATTTTTTCAACACTTGATTTTATCAACAATTTTGTTTAATATAGATTAATCTGAGTTAAATACATAATACGAATTGGAATTGCGATGAAACTAAGAACTCGTTCAATTTTGCAGGAACTAAATGAAGTTGCGTCTCGACGCAATACTGATGCTCTCATCGAAAGCAGAGCCACCAATATTATTAATTCTGCAATCAATTTACTTGAAAGTATTCATAAGCACTACGACCCTGAACAAGCAGATGAATTAGAGCGTAGGCTTATTAATGCTATTAAAGGGCAAGACCCCGCCAAATTTGTGCGAGGTGTTAGAAAAATTTCAGAATCAAAAAAACATAAGAATAAGTTAAATGAATCCGAAGAATAAAGAATTACTTTTATCGTCTATTGCTGAAGCTAAAGGACTAGCTTATAGTTCTGAGCTAGGTCTTGTTGAAAATGATATCAACATTACTGACGAAAATCAAATTGCCAAACGTTTGCTAGGACAAATGACCACAGACAAAGATTTAGCCACCGTTGAATCTATTGTTAATGTTATTATTAAACTTCCCAATTACGAAAAGCTAATTGAAGCAGCTCGCAAAGAAATAGAATTGCCCAAGCAAAACACTATTGAAAGTTTCCAAATAGGAACCGTAGCATGGTTTCGTAGAATGATGGAAGCAATTAGTTAAAAAGACGCAGTAAACTCCTAGTTTTATCCAAAACGGCTAAATATTATGCCGGCCTCTGAGCGAGGTCATTGATTTAAGGAGAAAATATCATGGCAGACGTAACATCATTAGCAGTAGGCAGCACAACATTTGGTGCGAACTACGAGCAATTAGTAAACACACAAGGTCTTAGCGGTAATCTTATCGTTGCTTCTATCAGCAAAGGTACAGGTTCAGCTACTGAAGCAGAACTAGTAGCAGTTCTAAAGAAAATTTGCAACGGTACAGACGTTGGCGCAACAAATGACGCTTTCAACGTTGTTGGTTTCAACGCAGCTACTTTAGGTACAGACCCAGCATACGTTCTATTGAACGGTACAGGTACACTAGGTACTACAAGCGGCGACTACGGTTCAGATATCACCGTATCTATTGTTGCTACATTCAGCCTAGCTGTTTAATATTTCCTAGGGATGGGAAGTGGGGGCGGATTTTTTCCGCCCTTTTTCTTTGGCCATAAATAGTAGCACATTATGGCACGATATAGAATTACCACCTTAGTCGATATAACAAGATCTAATCCTCCAAGGACTGAAACGGATAAAATTAAAATTGGACAACAATCTAATTTCAATTCGTTGATCCAGGCTATAGGATTAAGAGCCAATATTTCTTGGGTAAAAGATCCTGTGGTTAACAATGGAACGTTACCCGACCCTTGGAAAGGCAAGGCAACTTATTGGATATGGGAATTTGATACTGAAAGAGTTGACGAGTTTCTTAAAGGAAATAATCCTGTAGGTCTACTACTTGACGATCTACATGGTGTGCCTGTGATAGAAAATTTAACAAACACCGCAGATATAGATCCGCCTGCATTTCAAAGTAAAGGCGACAAGTCAAACATTTTTGTTGAAATTATCTAGGAGTTAAATTTCCTAGTATTCCATTTTAAATACTATAGCTCACTTAAGGGCTATTTTTATCATGGAAAACTTCAACAATTTTAAAAACAAAACAATTTCTCAAATCAGGCTTTGGGCTTGGGCAGCGGCTGTCCTTCCTCTAACGGCACTAGCAGGCATATTTTTTATATGGAAATTCTTTGACCATTCAACACTAGGTTATGTTATGATATCGGGCGAAACTATTATGTTTGGCGTTGCTGTATCGTGGTGGTGGTGGGCTATGTATGTTCTTCGAAATCTGGTTAAACACTGGGATGATACTAGAGATAAAGTACACGATGTTCTTATTGATGTTAAACACATGAAGAACATTGTTATAGAAGTCTTAAAGAAAGAAGATAAATAAAATATAAATTTATTAAGGCTCTACAGGCATAGTTTTAAGGCATCCAGTTTTTATATATTGGAGATATATCATTATGTCTGAATTAGCACAGACTACTAAATTAGAAAAAGAAAGTCTTGAAGCTCACGTGGACCTGTGCGCTATGCGCTACCTCCAACTTGACACAAGATTGACAAACCTTGAAAACAAAGTTGATTCTATTCACAATGACATTGTTGAAGGTCAGAAGTCGATGACCAAAGTCATTGTTGGTACCGCTGGTACCGTAATTGCAGGTGTATTAAGTATTATCATTACCATGCTTATGCGAGGTTGATAATTTTTAGTATATTATATACGCAGTTAAATAAAGGACCATAGGTCCTTTTTTTATGACTGAGATTTCCAAAAAGTTAGCCAGCGTTATTAACGCAGCTCAAAAGAAATTAATAAATGAAAACCAAATCATGCCTGTTAAGGTTGAGGGCGGAATTTTGGTTGGAAATGTGGTTATTGTTAATGAGGGCACCGTAAAGCATTTGTTTAAACATGAAGAGCTTATATATAAAGATGTTTATCTAAACAAGGTCGCTATTAGATTAGCTAACCTATTAGCCAGAAATATACGAAATGTTACCATGGACAAACTTTACAGCGAAGATCAGGACTATGGAAAATGGTATTTGGACAGCCAAATGTTGGTTGCGCAATATCACAAAGCACTACATACTAAAGATCACGACAAGGCCGATGTATTATGGGCTAAGTACTTAGAGAGCAAAGGAAAAGCACTACAGGCCAAATCTCGAGCAGAGTCTTTGGCTTCAATTTGAATAAATATTAAACTACCCCTAGGTGCTATGAACATATGAAAACATCTGATATTTTTAAAAGATCTTCCGCAAAGATCAACGAAAGCATTGAGCAAATATTTGGTAAAAAGATCAATCTTGAATCTTTTACCCTAGATCAATTGCAGGATGCTAGAAACAAACTACGTACCCAAATAAGTCAAGTACGTAGCGAATCTGCGTTTAACGAAACATTAGAAAACGAAGCATTTACACAAGCTCAGTGGATGCTTGATGCCATTAATGCAGAAATTGCAGAACGCGAAGAATTTATTGTAGATCCAATAGAGGAATATCAAGCAGAAGGAGCTGATCAAGAAACTAAAGCAGCCCACGATGCTGGTTATAAAGATGCTTCTCAAGGAAAGAAAAAGAACCCATATAATCCAGGGTCACCATCAGCAAAGAATTATGACGATGGACAAGATTCTTATAAAAGACATTTTGGAGAAGAAGCTGTATCGGAAAAAGCACCTCCTACAGCCAAAGGGGAAAGAATGGTAAAGCATATCAAAAAAGGGTATGCAAAAGATGGTAAACTAACAGATAAAGAAAAGTCGATAGCCTACGCAACAGCGTGGAAGCATCACAACAAAAACGAATCAGTCAATACAGGAGATAATATGACTAAGCTAAAAGAAGGCGAGATCCAGCAGGCCAGTGCGATCGTTAACGCTAAGACAATGGTAGACAGAGTTGGCCGTTGGATTGAAGAACTATCTGGTATGGAGAACGATACACTTCTACAACTTGGTGATTCTATCCGTGATGAAATGGGTTCAGAACAAGCCAAGAGCTTTATCAGCGCAGTTGCTCCTGCAATTCAACAGGCATTAGAAAATCTTAAAGCAACACGCGAAACTCTAGCAACAGGTGTTCGCCAGTTAACAGGCGAAGAACAAGGCGCAGAAATGTTAGGTGCTGAGCCAGGTGCAGAAGGCGGCGACGAATTTGGCGGAGCAGCCGAACCAGATATGATGAATGCAGGTGGAGACGAAGGTGGAGATATTGCTCCAGCTGAACCAACTGATGACTTTGGCGCAAGTGATGCAGCAGCAGGCGGATTAGAAGCAGCTGGTCGTGAAAAGCGTGAAAGCATTGAGCGTGGCAATAGCTTACTAAGAGTATTGGCAGGCTAATGAGATTCCAAGACGTTGCTTATGAGGGCGACTTTCTAAAAATTAGAGAGCTTGCCCCAACCTTAGGTGCTCCTGCTCCTGGCGCTGCTCCTGGCGCTGGTGCTACTACTATGGCACCTGGTCAACAAGTATCTCAAGACCCACAGGCTCAACAAAAAATGATGGCTCAACAAGCATTAGATAGAGCTAATCAGAAAAAAGAAATACAAGAGTTAATTAAACAAAAGCAGGCAGAACTAGCCGATTTACAAAAACAACTGGCAGCAATTAAATGAGATTTTTTGAATTTGAAGGTGATGGCGTTGATAAACTTATTATGGTTCTTAGAAACTATATAGGTCGCGCTTCATCAAAAAAAGCGCCTGCCAAATTGAATTGGGCCGGAATTAATAAAGTTATTCAAACCAGTGGTTTTGAATTAGGCACTGACTACGAAACATTCAAAGCAATGTATGATGCTAGTCCTGCTATTCAACAAATGGTTAAAAATTTTAATGCCAGCGGAATCGAACTAAACGTCCCGGGAGCACCTGATGCAGAAAAACCACAACAAGATGGTGAAACTAGTCAGGAAAAACTAGATAAAGCCGCAGCAAGTGCGGCTCCTGCACAAATGGCGCAGGCCAACCAAACTGCCCCTGCTCAGGACTTGACCTAATTAAAACATTCTGTTAATATATACAGAATGACAATTAATCAATTTACACCTCCTCCGTTTGTTGAAAAGTTTCAATACAAAAACTGCCAACAAATCAATGATCCGGTAACTAGAAAACGGGTCTATCTAACTCCTGACGGAGAAAGTCTTCCTAGCGTGACAACTATTCTAAGTGCTACTAAAGATATGACGGCACTTAACGAATGGAAGAAGCGTGTGGGCGAAGCCAAAGCACAACAGATAACAACAGAAGCGGCAGGAGTTGGAACTGCTATGCACAGCAACCTAGAACGGTTTATTGCAGGCCTAGAGCGTATGCCAGGCAAAAATCCTGTTCACGTTCAAGCTAATGCAATGGCTGATCAAATTATTATTAACGGATTAAACAATGTAAATGAAGTTTGGGCTATGGAACAGAGTTTATACTTTCCAGGACTCTACTCAGGAACTACTGACCTAGTAGCAGTTTATAAAGATAACCCAAGCGTCTGCGATTACAAACAAACAAACAAGCCTAAAAAAGAAGAATGGGTTGAAGATTACAAACTTCAATTAATTGCTTATATATTAGCACATAATGAAGTTTACAAAACAGACATTCGAGAAGGGCATGTATTCATGTGCAGCCGAAATTGCGAATATCAGCAATTTGATTTGTTGCCGCAGGACTTTAACAAGTACCAAGATATGTGGCTTAACAAGGTTGAGGAATACTATTTGAGTCTAAGATAAATACTCTAACAAGGGTATATATCTATGGCTGTCGTACAGATCTCTAAAATTCAAGTCCGCAGAGGACAAAAAAATACAGGAATTGGGATTCCACAACTAAGTTCTGCAGAATTTGCATGGGCAGTTGATTCTCAGGAATTATATATCGGTAACGGTTCTGTTGCTGAAGGTGCTCCATATGTAGGTAATACTAAAGTTCTTACTGAGCACGATAACATTTTAGAACTTGCTTCAAGTTATCAATTCGCTGAAAGCGATCCAACTATTTCTTATAGTGTTTCTAGAAGTTTACAATCTAAATTAGACGAATACGTTTCTGTTGCTGACTTTGGTGCTGTAGGCGACGGTAGTACAGATAACGTTGAAGCATTTGAAAATGCATTAAATCAATTGTTTAGAAACGCAGATGAAAAATTTAGAAAAACATTATTAATTCCAAATGGTACGTATCTATTTTTATCTGATTTAAGAATTCCAAGCAATGCTATTCTTCAAGGTGAAACCAGAGACGGTGTCATATTAAACTTTGGTGCAAACAATATTCGTTTTGTTACATCAGCAGGCATTGAGCTATCTGGGTTCACTAGTGTTAATAGACCAAGAAATGTTTCTTTAGGTCGTTTAACTTTTTCTAGAAGCACAGGACAATTAGTTCTTACTGGTCTTGGAGATAGTATTTTTACAGATATTAAATTTAAAGGCGAATACGTTTTAGGTGATTCTGTTCTAGCGCCAGCCTCTGAATCTGCTGCGGTTCAATGGCAAAACGATATTAATGATATTAAAACTACAGACATTGTATTTGAAAAATGTTTATTTGATTCGTTGTCTATGGGAGTAAAATGCACACAAACTAGTGTGTTTGAAACTACCGTTAAATTTATTGACACAAAATTCTTTGTATGCGACATCGGAGTATACATCAGCGGATTAGTTGGACAAACCAACACTTGGACATTTACAAATTGTTCATTTGAAGAAACATATAAACAAGGATTTATTTCAACTCACGGTAGAGGAACTTTATTTGACGGCTGTAATTTTAAAAATTGCGGCAACGGAACAAATTCAGCAGCCACTCCAGCATACGATATTATAACATTTGGTGAATCAGTAAACAATAGAATTATCAATTGTACTACTAACAGACACCAAGAAGCTAACATTACTTCTGTAGGAACAACAGCTGGTTCAACAGAAGCCAGCGGAGCAAGTTTAGCTCGCTTTGTTGATAGAAACTATAGCGACATATATCTGAGTGACAGCTTTAAACCTTTGATAGCTCTAAGTGCTTTCAATAGATTCACATACATAGATTACACATTAAAATTAAGCAGCCATACAAGAGCAGGTCGATTAACCGTTACCATTGACGAAGACCTAAGTGTAGTTGCTATAACAGACGAATATCAATATTCACCATCATTGGTAACAGACCCAGGAGGATCACTTATGACTAATTTTGAATTTAATGCCGAATTAAAAGATAACGATGCCGATAGCGGAATCGAAACAATTTTAGTTTCCTATAAGAATCCCCTAGCCACAGGATCAACAGGAGACATCTCATACTCGATCTCCTACGGTGTTTGATACATTTGGTACTGAAAGGTTAACCAAATGGAAAGAATTTCGTGAAAGCATAGAAACAAGCCAAACTCCTCTAGAAGACGTGGCTAGTCTTTGGAGTAAGGCTCCATTTGTTAACCCATACAACGATCCCTTTGATCCCTCCTCATGGCCCGACCCTTGGCATTTAGTTTTAGATAATCGCTACGATGATCTTGCAATTGTTTTGGGTATGCTGTATACTTTAAAATTATCCAAGCGGTTTATGGATACTCATTTTGAGATACATATGTCTATGCAGAGACAAACTAATCAATATTGCTTAATCGTTGATAAAACGCATGTTTTAAACTTTAACTACGGGTTAGTTGACGATGTTAGTAAAATTGACTGCCAAACCAGCATGATATGGAGTGGTACTAAGTTACCATAAATAAAAATCTTAATGTTGCACAGAGAATATAAAAATGACAATTACGGTAATTAAAAGAAGCGGAAATAAAGAACCATTAGCAGTTGAAAAATGGCAGGCACAGGTAGCGAAAGTTTGTGCAGGTATAGCCGATGTTAGTCAGAGTATGATTGAGATTAAAGCTCAACTTCATTTTTACGATAACATCACAACAAAAGAAATTGATGGCATCACACTACGTGCTATTGTTGATCTAATCGATGTAGAACAAAATCCAGATGTAGGACATACTAATTATCAATATGTAGCAGGCAAGCAAAGACTTAGCATGTTACGTAAAGATGTATATGGTTCGTATCAACCTCCCCACCTCTATGAAATCATAAAAAAGAATATAGGAGTTGGATTATACACTCCAGAACTTCTTGAATGGTATAGTAAAGAAGACTGGGATAAAATGAATGAAATGATCGATCATTCAAAGGACGAAGAATATTCTTATGCTGCAATTGAGCAATTAATTGAAAAGTATCTAGTACGTAATCGTGCTACAAAAGAAATTTACGAAACACCCCAAGTGCGTTACATGGTCGCAGCCGCTACGGTGTTCCACAAAGAAGAGCCTAATACGGCTCGTATGCGATGCATTAAGGAGTATTATAATGCGGCAAGTGATGGACTTTTTACTCTGGCTACTCCCGTTCTGGCTGGCCTGGGGACTCCTACTAAGCAATTTTCGAGTTGCGTTCTTATTCGCAGCGATGACGACCTTGATAGTATTTTTGCGTCGGGAGAAATGATGGCCAAGTATGCTAGCAAACGTGCTGGCATTGGTTTAGAGATTGGACGACTACGTCCATTGGGCAGTCCCATCCGCGGTGGTGAGATCATGCACACAGGCATGATACCATTCTTAAAGAAATGGTTTGGTGATTTGCGTTCATGCAGTCAAGGAGGTATTCGTAATGCTAGTGCGACGGTTTTTTATCCTATTTGGCATCATCAGTTTGATGATCTCATCGTACTTAAGAACAATCAAGGAACTGAGGAGACTAGGGTAAGGCACATGGACTATGGTGTGGTCTTATCGGCTTTCTTCTGGAGACGTTTTAAAAATAAAGAAGACATTACTTTCTTTGATCCTAATGAAGTACCAGATTTATACGAAGCATTTTACAAAAATACATCTCAATTTGAAGAACTATACGTTAAGTATGAAAAACGTAAAGACCTAAGAAAGAAAACAATGTCGGCTGAAGAAGTATTCAAAGCTGGCATCCTTAAGGAGCGTACAGATACAGGTCGCATCTATTTGGTGTTTATTGACAATGTTATGAATCAAGGACCATTTGATCCTGAGTACCATACCATTTATCAAAGTAACTTGTGCTGTGAGATCTTATTACCAACCCGTCCATTTAAGAGATTAGACGACGAGGAGGGACGCATAGCGTTATGTACACTGGGATCCATTAACTGGGGTGCGTTCCGTAACCCAGAAGACATGCGTAGAGCATGTCGCATATTACAGCGTAGTCTATGTAATATCTTAGACTACCAAGACTTCTTGTCAATACAAAGTAAACTGAGCAATGACGAGATTCAGCCATTGGGCATTGGTGTTACTAACCTAGCCTACTGGCATGCCAAGCGTGGATTGAAGTACGGTGAGAAAGATGCACTAGCAGAGGTAAAGTCATGGATGGAACATCAAGCCTATTATCTAACCGAAGCTACCGTAGAACTTGCTAAAGAAAGAGGTGCTTGTCAGCATAGCTCACATACCCGATACGGCAAGGGAGAGTTTCCTTGGGAACATAGAGCAAATGGTGTAAATGATTTAACTGATTTCACTCCAGAACTTGATTGGGAGTCTCTACGTGCAGAAATGAAACAACACGGTGTTCGAAACGCCACACTAATGGCTATTGCTCCTGTAGAAAGTTCTAGCGTTGTTATTAACTCAACTAACGGAATTGAAATGCCTATGAGTTTGATTAGCACAAAGGAATCAAAAGCAGGATCATTTACACAAGTTGTACCAGATTATCATAAGTTAAAAAACAAATATCAATTAATGTGGGAGCAAACTGATTGTGCCGGATATCTTAAGACTGCTGCTGTGTTGGCTGCTTATGTTGATCAAAGCATTAGTACTAATACTTTTTATAATCCTGCTCATTTCCCAGACCGCAAGGTACCTACTACATTGATTGCTAAAAATTTAATGCAAGCACACATGTGGGGAATTAAAACATTCTATTATAGTTTGATTAATAAACAAGGCGCAAAACACGAAGACAAAACTCCAGAAGTTCATTACAATGGATTTCATGAAAGAGAAATAGAACCCGATTATGAAGATGAAGACTGCGAGGCCTGCAAACTATGACATTTAGTTTTATTCGAAATGTACTCAAAGAAGGTAAAGCTCATAAATTAGAAATTGAAAGTCTTCCTTACGATTCTAATGAACTAAATCCTGCTATATCAAAAAATACAATCGAATATCACTATGGTAAATTAGCCAAGGCTTATGCTGAAAGATATAATGCCGGTGAAGGTGATCCTGACTTTAACGAAGCTGGAGTTTTCCTACATAACATTTTGTTTCAACAATATCAAGAATATAATTCTGCAAATAAACCTACAGGAAAATCTTTAGAATTCATTGAAGAGCATTTTTCTACATTTGATAAATTTAAAGAAGAATTTTTTAAAATTGCCATGAGCATTCAAGGCAGTGGGTGGGTATACTTAACTAAATCTGGCGAAATTAAAACAATAAAAAATCACGAAATAAAAAAAGATATTTTAGTTTTAGTCGATTGGTGGGAACATGCGTGGGCATTAGACTACCAAGCAGACAAGAAAAAATATTTAGAGAACCAATGGAAAATCATTAACTGGGAGAAAATAAATGGCTTACTCAGACAAGGTTATTGATCATTACGAAAATCCACGTAACGTTGGTAGCTTTGATAAAGCTGATCCTAGCGTAGGTACAGGCATGGTCGGTGCACCTGCTTGTGGTGACGTAATGAAGCTACAAATTAAAGTAGACGAAACCACAGGAATTATACAAGATGCCAAATTTAAAACGTATGGTTGTGGAAGCGCGATTGCGTCGAGTTCGCTCGTTACTGAGTGGCTCAAAGGCAGAACGCTTGACGAAGCGCAACAGATTAAAAATAGCGAGATTGCTACTGAGCTTGCCCTTCCCCCTGTTAAGATTCATTGTTCAATACTTGCAGAAGATGCGATCAAAGCGGCCGTAAATGATTACCGTAACCGACACAGCCAAAACTAAAATCAAACACCTGCTTAAGAATAGAGGCAAAGGTGTGGGAATTCGACTAGCAGTTAAAACTACTGGTTGCAGTGGTTTGGCATATGTGTTAGAATATGTAGACGAGTATGAAGCAGAAGTTGGCGTTACAAATTTTGCTACAGATGATTTTGTAATATTAGTAGATGCAAAGTCGTTAGTATATCTAGACGGATTAACTATAGACTGGGTAAAAAATGGATTAAATGAAGGGTTTGATTTTGTCAATCCAAATGAACGTGACCGTTGCGGTTGCGGAGAAAGTTTTAGAGTATAATAATGAGTAAACAACAATATAATTTAAACACAAAGACAGACTACTTACATCGTAAGATGTTTTTGGATCCGGCTGGACCAGTTACAATTCAACGATTTGAAGAAGTTAAGTATAACAAGATTGCTGACTTTGAAAAAACAGCACGTGGCTTCTTTTGGGTGCCAGAGGAAATCAGTCTAACCAAAGATGCACAGGATTTTAAAGAATCAAGTGATGCAGTTAAACATATCTTTACGTCTAACTTGTTACGTCAGACAGCATTAGATAGTTTGCAAGGACGTGGTCCTAGCCAAATCTTTACACCTGTTGTAAGCCTGCCAGAACTAGAAGCTCTAGTCTACAACTGGACATTCTTTGAAACTAATATTCACAGCCGTAGTTACAGCCACATCATCCGTAACATCTACAACGTGCCTAAGGAAGTGTTTAACACCATCCATGACACTAAAGAGATTGTAGACATGGCATCAAGTGTTGGCAACTACTACGATAAATTGCATGTTCTAAACTGCAACAAAGAAGCAGGATTCCATGTTGATGAATTTGAACACATCAATGCTATCTACCTAGCACTACACGCAAGTTATGCCTTAGAAGCATTCCGCTTTATGGTATCATTTGCAACAAGTCTAGCAATGGTAGAGAATAAAATCTTTATTGGTAATGGCAACATTATCAGTTTGATCCTACAAGATGAATTGCTACATAAAGGATGGACTGCTTTCTTAATCAATCAAGTGGTCAAGGAAGACCCTCGATTTGCCAAGGCAGCACAAGACTGCCAAGAAGAAGTAATACAGATCTATAAGGATGTTATTAAAGAAGAAAAAGAATGGGCAGACTATCTATTTCAGAAAGGCCCTGTCATTGGATTGAACGCAAACATTCTTAAAGACTTTGTGGATTATACTGCTTCTGTATCATTAAAAGAAATTGGAATTAAATATTGGGCATCTGCACCAAAAACAACACCAATTCCTTGGTTCAATAAACATAGCGACACAAGTAAAAAACAAAGTGCGTTACAAGAAACTGAATCAACAAGTTATGTAATTGGTGTTATGTCAGATGCAATTGACTATTCGGAATTACCGACTATATAATCATGTATAAAGTTTTTTATAAAAAAAGATCGCCATATGAAAATTGGCAAGCAGTTGGGACCTATGGTTCAGAGCAATCAGCTATCGCCGCAGCAATGAATAAGAAAAAACAAGGAGCATTGCTAGTGCGTGTAACTGATAAATCTGGAAGTGTAGTTTTTACAAATTAAAAAGGAAGTGTAAATGAAAGCGGTAGTATGGAGCAAATATCATTGCCCTTATTGTGATCAAGCAAAGGCATTGTTAACACAAAAAGGAATTCAGTTTGAAGAAAGAAAAATTGGAGATGGTTATACAAGGGAAGACTTGTTAGAAGCTGTACCCACAGCTCGAACCGTTCCTCAAATCTTTTTAGATGAAGAATTAGTTGGTGGTTTCCAAGAATTAAAGAAAAGGTTAGAAAATGTTAATTGATAAAGGTGTATCAGAAGGTGAAGTTGTAACAATTAAAATGTCAACAGGTGAAGAGCTTTTAGCAACATATGTTGAAGGTACTCCAAATGGACATAAGGTTAAAAGACCTATGGTCTTGAGTGTTTCGCAAAAAGGTATTGGAATGATGCCTTATATTTTTACGGTACACCCAGATAAAGAAATTGTTTTTAATTCTGCAACTATTATGGCTCTTGTGCCTACAGAAAAAGATTTTGCAAACCAGTATCTACAAAGTACTACGGGGATTGCATTGGCTGGAGTTTAATATGCCAGGGATATCTAGAGTAGGAGTTGATGCAGCCGGAGGAACTATTGTAGGAAACCTTGCACCTACGGTTAAGGTAAACGGATCTCCTGTTGCGGTTAAAGGTGCTGCGGTATCTGGACACGGACGATCACCTCACTCTAGTCCAGTTATGTCGGGTTCTTCGGGAACGGTAAAAGCAAACGGCATTGCAATTTGCAGAGCAGGCGATACCGCCACATGCGGTCATGCTGCTAGCGGTAGCGGAGATGTGAAAGCAGGTTAATATGAAAAAGTTTTTTTGGAATGTATTAGGGTTTTTATCATTGGGGATGGCCTATATCGGAGTTGTTACTCCCGGTATTCCTTATAGTCCCTTTGTAGTATTTTCTGCCTATTGTTTTAGCAAGGGCAGCGAACGTATGCACAAGTGGATCTACAATCATAAGATCTTTGGACCGTTCCTTACTAATTGGAACGAGAAACGTGTGTTCCCACAGAAGATGCGTTATCTAATGTTTTTTATGATGAGTCTAAGTCTTGTGTTAATGTATACAGGAGGAGTTAAACCAATTGGAATTATCTCAACTGCTATCTTTATGGCCCTTGTGGCTGTTTGGGCTTGTCGTTATCCTAACAGCGTTGAAGAACATGATCGTAGAAAAGCTGAAGGAAAAAAAATAGGATGGATTAAATGATTAGGGGGAGTGTGCATCATGTCTGGCCCATTCCTCTTTATCAATCTCGGTTAGATCCAGTTGATCCTATTACCTATGCATATCTAGTTAATCAAGAATTTAGTAATTTTGGCGATGAAAGTTTTACACACTTGGAAACGCCAAATAGATTTTTATTAAACTTACCAAAATTAAACAAACTAAAATCTCAGATACAAGAGCATATAGATTATTTTGTTCACGATGTAATAGGAGCGAGCCGGAATCAAAAATGGGAAATTACAACTAGTTGGATTAACAAATCTTTCCCTAATGGTTATCATCCCAATCATTGGCATAGTAATGCATTAATTAGTGGTGTTTGGTATATGAAGGCTCCTAAGGATTGTGGAGATATAGAGTTTCATAAAGATCGCGGGCATACAAATCTTTGGCGTGATACATTTTGTATAGACTTTGAAAAAACCACAACCTATCAATCTCCTGTTTCTATTGAACCTGTAGAAAACGAATTGCTTATGTTTCCTTCTTTATTAAATCACAATGTTGCACAAAACAAATCTAAAGAAGAAAGATATAGTCTAGCATTTAATGTTTTTCCTCGAGGAATAATTGGGCAAGGCGGAAATAGTGAAATTACACTATGATGGATTATTCTGTTACACCCTTGTTCCCTGTTCCTCTTTACAGAACTCCGTTGGGTAGTTTAGAAAAACATATTAGAGAATTAATTAATACTCTTGAATTTGAAGAGATGCCTTCTAAAAACGGACATTACACCGTTAACAAATATATTTTAGATCAGGAACAATTTGCTCCGCTAAAGAAAAGAATACAACAGCACGTAGATAATTTTCTTTATGAAGTTTTGGGTTGCGATAAAAATTTACAATTTCAAATACAGAACAGCTGGATCAATAGACATCAATTGAATGACTGGGCAGAATCGCATAGGCATAACAACAGCCTCATCAGTGGAGTTTATTATATCGATGTTAATGACGAATCTGGTGCAATAACCTTTTTAAAAGATAAAAGTCATTATAATCTTTGGCCTGAAATGATCGACGTTGAAATTGATCAAACAAAATTAAATTTTTTTAATGCTCAAACTTGGGATGTTATTCCAAAGAAGAACGATCTTGTTATGTTTCCTTCTTTGTTATATCATTCAGTAAGTGAAAATAAATCAACCAAAATAAGGTATAGTTTAGCCTTTAATGTATTTCCAAGAGGAACATTGGGCGGTTCTATAAACACGTTAAAAATATGAAATGCGAACAAGGCGACATTGCCAAAATCATTATGAGCCTTCGTCCACAAAACATAGGCAAAACCGTTTTGGTAGAAAATTATATTGGACACTTTAAACAAGGTGAAGAATTTGATTTTCGTGGTATTATATGTAAAGCACAGATTACAGATCATTATTGGTGGATTAGCACCGACCACGGACTCCAAAATATGCTAGGCGATACACCCAAAGCATACATCCCGGACACTTGGCTTGAGCCTCTTCGTCCAAACAAACTTAGCCAAAAAGAAGAAGAAAAACTTGACTTAACTGCTTAACGGTAGCATAATTACCCTATGCGCTAGTAGCCAAGTGGAACGGCAGGAGCCTCTAAAACTCCAGAAGCGTGAGTTCGATTCTCACCTAGCGCACCAAAGGATTTATATGCAGTTTAAAACCAAAGAAGAAGCAGAAGCATTCGTTCGCAAGATCATGGGACCTCCTAAGCGTAGGCTAGAAGGTGCTGAACACGATCGAGTTTGGTTAATGCTGCAAATGACAGAACCGGTCAGAGAGACTAACAATCAACATAGCTGGTGTGCAGAATACAACATTGGCGGAATAATGTACGATGTGCATTATTTCCCAGAAGAAGATCCGTTTATAGAGCAGTATCTATAAATAGATGCGTGGGAAGGTCCCACAACCAACACTCTTTAAATGATAGGTACTTAGAGTGTGTACCGTAAAAGGAGAAAGTAATGATGTACGAATCAAAATTAGCCGCGGCTATCAAAGTTAAAGGCAAAGTCCTAAGAGAATTTAAGGACACCGTTTATGTTCCGTTTGGATCAGAATATTCAATACTACTTAAGAATCTACATACGACCCGTGCTGTCGTTAACGTATATATCGACGGTGATGATATGGTCCCTGGTGGCATTGTTCTTAACGCTGGACAAGAAGTCGACCTCGAGCGATCAGTCAAAAACGGCAATCTCACAGAAGGCAACAAGTTCAAGTTCATCGAAAGAACAGGCGCAGTGGAGCAACACCGAGGTGCCAAACTTGAAGACGGACTGGTAAGAATCGAATTCCAATTTGAACAGCCTGTTCGTCCAATTACCTGGACAACTAATACTGCCTATTACGGCGATAATAAAATCTACCCACAAGGCGGAATTCTGCGTGGATCTACAGCAGATTGGGCTGCACCGGCAGGATCAGTAACCTGTTCTGCAACTATGGATAGTTATAGTACAGCATCTGCTCAGGCATTTGTTAATCAAGTTAACGATGTTGGCATTACCGTTCCAGGTAGCA